AGCGTGATGCTGATGTCTTTGAGGGGTGGCTAGCATACCTAGACGGTGGCATGAGTGGTGAACTCTTTGCCTTTATAACACTACTACGTACTATCGAGAATGGTGTAATCAACCTATATGACGGTAGTAAGATTAAGCTAGTTGAAAAGGACTAAGGGGGGAATATGGCAAATTGGTTTGTGAGAATAAATCATAGAAAAGGTAAAGCTGGTGAACTCTTTTCTGAACAAGCAGAACGCAAATTGTACTATGATTTAGACACAAAAAAAGACGTACTAGCTCAAATTAAAAAGGACTATCCAGAATACTTTTCTGAGAAAGTCCCTCAACGTACTGTTGAAAGCGAATTGTTTTATGTCAATATTTATGAACTGAGTGACTATTGGGAAAGTTATTGGAATGAAGAAATCCCTTGTAAATACTGTGGTTCAAACTCAGTTACTCGAATTGATTTAAAAAACTATGGGCGTGGCAATCTTTACTTTTGTTGTCATGAACATAGCGAACAGTATTACGCTGACAAACTTGCTGAAGATACAAGAACTTATCGAGAAGGTGAATTTATTGGTTTTATCTATAAGATAACTCACAAAGAAACAGGACGAGTTTATATTGGAAAAACTGTCAATCACCCTATCTTTCGTTGGTTTCAGCATTTCATGGCAAAAAGTGGTAGTTATTTCCACGAAGCAATGAAGAATAGCAAGATTACAGATTGGACGTATGAGGTTATAGACGAACTGAAAGAAGGTTCAGAAAAGGATTTGCTGGAGTTAGAAAGTAAGTACATAGCTGAGTACAATGCAACAGACCATGAATACGGATTTAATACTAAAGACTAAGGGGGAAACAATGGAAATTCCAAAGTATAGAGCGTGGGTAACTGGTACAGAAAGCGTCATGTACCAGCCACGTGAAGTGTGGATCAATAATGGCGAGGTTTGGTTAAGCAATGCTAAAGGCCTGCCAGAAAAGAAAGTTGCTGCTGACAAGGTTATCCTATCACGCGCGACTGGATGCAAAGACCAGAACGGTGTCGAGATTTTTGAGGGGGATATCCTTAAAATCAATGATACCTATGCTGAAATTGACTATGACGGTTCTTGTTTCCTTGTATCGTTTATCGAAAAGGTTAAAGAAAATCAAATCTATAATACCTACCTTGTCATTTTGACAGTCAAGGAACTGGTGGAAGATTACAAGGTAACAGTGATTGGGAATGTGTATGCAAACCCAGAACTTAAAGAATTAGTGAAAGGATAAAGGTGGTAACATGAAAGATGTAGTTATGGCAACATTACCAAACAATGAACTGAACAGACTGATTAAAATTGAGCTGACAGTCCAGACAATGATTGAACGAGGTCTTATTGACGAAGAACAGTTCAATGAAATTATGAATGAAGAAGATTAAGGGGGAATGAAAATATGATACCAAAATTTAGAGCGTATGATGGTGGCTCATTAAGTCGCATGTATCAACCAGAAGATGTGATGGTTGGTGGTGGTAATATCTGGATAAATGATGAAGATTTTGATGCTGGTGAATGGATTGTAAATAATGACCTTGAACTCATGCAATCAACAGGAATCCTTGACAAAAATAGTCAGGAAATATTTGAGGGGGATGTGGTTAGACAAGTACGAACCCAACCAACAATAGAAAATGAAACAATTACAGGGGTTGTAACCATGCTTGAGGGCGCTTGGTTGATTGTGAATGATAATGAGCAATTAGCAAGTGATTTGTGGTCAGAAACTGACGAGAACGAAATCCTCGGCAACATCTACGAAAACCCAGAACTTTTGGAGTTGGAGGGGGAAGAAAAATGATACCGAAGTTTAGAGTTTGGCTTCCAGATACTACTCAAATGTTAAGAGTAAAAGCACTCGTTTTTGAAAAAGATAGGACAAGATGTGTCTGTGGATATAGTTTTGATTTTTCTCTTGAAGATGAAAATGCAACTATCATGCAGTCAACTGGTCTTTGTGACAAGGTAGGTACAGAAGTCTTTGAGGGCGATGTCTTGCATCATCAGATACAGACAGAATATACCTTTATTGTCAAGTATGACAAAGACAAAGGTCGTTGGTATGGTGACGGTCTAAGTCGCACCTATCGAATTGATATCACGAAGGATTTTCTACAATATTACAAAGTGATTGGCAATATCTATGAAAATCCAGAACTACTAGAATACAAGGGGGAATAATTTGAAGATAGATCTTACCAAGGTAGAGGCAGTCTTAATGGATAAGACTGTTTCTGCTTATCGTTTAGCAAAGGATACTGGTATCTCTCAATCAACGATTACCAGATTAAGAAACAAAGAACGCTTGTTTAAGAATATCACGGTTGAAACACTTATCAAGGTGCAAACGTGGATTGACAAGAATGGAAAGTAAAGGTGAATAGATGCTGACAGATAAACAGATTATGGATAAAATCAAAAAAGCAATCGCAAAGAGCAAAGAGTTTTCTTACGAAAGTGAGGAACTAATCAATGAATGTCTAAACGATATAGACTTATTCGGTGATGATTTCATGGTCTTTGCTAAGTACCATACATTCTACGAAGATAAGGAAGATAAGTGTGAGTTTATCGTGGACTATGTGGATGCTGACCGTCCTACTAGAGAAGAGATTATCGGCTTTAATGCTATGGACGACGAAGAGGACTATCAAGCAATGCTGAAAGAATACGAAGAGGGCATTGAAAGTCTAAAAGGCTATCATACAGAAAAAATGACTTTGAAAGACTTGCTAGAAAAACTTAGAAAGCAGGATGCTATTTTTAAATAAAAAAAGAGCAGTGATCTTGAATCACTGCTTTTCTATTTCATTAAGCGACTGTCTTTTCCTTGATGCTGACTTTAATAGTTGCTACTACTACCTCTCCATTCAACCGTGGAACAGTTACGTCGATTTCACGCGCACGATGCTCAGACAATAACTCAATCATATCCATAAGTGTTTTATTCTCATGACTAGGATGTACTGTTCCCTGCTCGTCTAGTTCCTTGACTGAGATTGTAACGATAACGTTCTTATCTTCTAAAGGACACGTGATGTCGATTGTTCGCTTGTTCTCCTTGTAAGGTAGTTCCAGAATATCTAGGAAGCGCATAGATAAGTAGTTTACTTTTTCCTGCTCTTCATGGTTTGTGATTGCTGCGTTTGCTGATTTGTTTGTAGTCATAGTTAAGTCCCTTTCTTTTTCTTAAATCTCTACTTCCGTGATAGGTTTACGATAGCGTGGCGCGTGAGGATTGTGACAATAAATGTTACCTAGTTCTAGCTTTGGTTGAAACACTTCAAAATCACTAGCAATTACATAGCAAGGTTTATAGACACAACTAATTGTGATAGCCACTTCCTCTCTTAAATCCTCTATGAATAGGTCGAGTGTATCGTATTCATAAATACGCTCTATCTCTCCCTTGCCCTCAAAAAAGGCCTTGGCTAGAATAGATGTTCCGTTACCGTAAAAGACGGTGTTAGATACTATGTTTTCGTACCCTCTCATTTCCAGACGATAATACTTATCTGCTCTGGTATCTCCGATTTCAATTTCTTTAGGTACGGTATAAAAATATCTGTCTTGTTCGACTGCCAGCGTGAACCGTCTGCGCACTTCTATTTGTTTTAGGTATTCGTCAATCCCACTACCGATAGACAATGCTTTTCGGATAACCGAGGACTTATCTGAAGAGTTATTTTTATCTAACCATTGACCTAAAAATCTGTGAAGATATACCACGATCATCACCTACTTTCTGTTCTGATTACAATTACATTGTATCGGATATTTTTTAAAATTGCAACGAGTTCTGCACTATGATAGAAATTATCGGATATAGAGCGATATGAAAAAATCATTGTGAGGTATCTGGTAGTATTGTTTTGTAATCTCTGAAGAGAATACTAAGCCAACTCTTTCGTATTCGTCCTTGTATCTCTCGTAGAGTTTTTCAAAATAGTCATGGTTGCTAACGTCACCATAATTCAATTTCACAAGGGGCATTTTTACCTTGTCATAAAAATCATCTATGTAGGTCAAGACTAAAGAGAATGGACTGTCATGTTCTTCTACCAATTCAACAGAAACAATATCGTAAGGTATGATACGTTCTGTCTGACACTTCTCTAACAATCTTTCGTTTTCTGGACTATCATCTATCGCTAAATCGTGCATAATGCTCTCTGTGATTTGAGATAAAGCATTAACCTCTGGAAGAGCAAACAAGGTCACGTTATTCCCTTGTGCTTTTTCATAATAAGAGAAACCACTATCTCTAAAAGGCACGGTATATAAATTGTTAATAAAATTCATAATACGCATATGCAGGCGGTTGTCTTTTGGCTCTGAGATATTCGCAAACACAAAGAAGATTGTATCGCCTTTATAATACTTCTCTTCAAAATATCCGATTATCTTTCCGAGCAGTTTATAGTGTTGTTCTGTGTTCCTATCGTACTCAATAAAATACCTCTGACCGTTCACAAAAATTACTGCATCTGGTACAAGTGATATGAGTTTCGGATTGGTAGGAAAGAAACAAGTGATGTTCAATTCTCTGGGTGAAAAGTCCGTGGACTGCTCGACAATCTTTCTGCCAATTTTGAGTGCCAGCTTACGAGTGTTTAGGTCATGGATAT